TTGATCAATCTTTGCAGCACCCTGAGCACCCTGGCCACCACCACCTTCAAAGATTAGTGTAGGAGCACTTTGATAACTTCTACCAGAATTTAAAAGAGATAAACCTGTCACAGTTTGAACAGTTGGTGTTGCAGTAGCACCACTACCTTCACCACCAAGAATTTTTGCTTTAGCAGGACCAAAGAAGTTATCACCATTAGAAGTCATCTTAATATAAGAGACTCTTCCAGCATTATCCAATACAACATCACCCTTTGCTCCAGATGGGAACTCAGAAACAATAGCAGGAACAGTATCTCCTTCAAATAAAGGAGCACCATAGAATCTAGGACCAATAGCGTATGGATATACAGGATTTCCGCTGCCATCCTCTGTCATAAAATATGCATACGTTCCATTAGGATATTCAGGAGTTACATCAAATTTACCATTGTATGCATCCAAAGTACCTACACTAGAATCGTAAATATAATCTTCAACTAAATCTCCGAGCAAATAACCATCTTGAACCGTTCTAATACCAAGATTGGTGGTTGAATATGCAAAAAGATATAAAATTCTAGGTGCAGTTGCAGGCACCGTAAATCTAGTTTCTCTAGTAGATGCACTATTAAATTGACTGATATAAGTTGCTAAAGATACTGAAGTTCCATCAATATAATATTCAACACCTAATTGATACAAATAATTTGTATCACCAATATCAGAGGGATTACCTGTAGAATGCCAACCATTCTCAGTTTCTGAGATTAGTAAAAACTCGTCTAAATTCGTTACATTATTTTGCTGGAAGACATATGTCTTACCCCTTTCAAGATTGAGTAGTGGTGGTACAGTGGCATCAAAGTTAAACCTACCAGCATCAACAGTAACTGCATATGTTACAGTTCCTGCAGTAGTTACTGCAGCACGACCACCAGAAAGTTCTGCAGTAGTTTTTAGTCTAAATGATGATACTTCTCTCGCTACATTACCGCTGGAATTATATCCATATGGTCCGTAGATAGGATATCCATCAAAGGACATACCAAGAATCTTGGAGTGTCCATCTACATGTCTAGATTTATCAATCGTATTAGGATCATTTGCATTTGATTGATAATATCTTCTAGTGTAATAATTATTAGGATGTTCCTCATCTTCAACCTCAGAACTGAGGACCATATAACCTTCATGTCCATCATATCCAGACATGTAAGGGTGGAACTTACAATAATAATAAATTCTATTATTTTCATCCGCATTCATAATGAATAACGGTTGGAACTCATTCTCATAATCCGCAGCAGGTGCTGCAGAAACGCCTGTGCTGTTGTAATACAGTGCTCCAGGTGTTTGGTTAATTAATCCATCAGGAGTCGTGCTGAACTGCATTGGGTGACCACCTGGATGCATATCTGATGGTTGATTACTCTGATCAGATAAATTCCATACAATCAGATAATTTCTCTGGACCTGAATGTTTTCTGGGGCAAGATAATATTGTCCTGGTGTGAAAGGACCAAACTCTTGTGCGTCTGGACCAAAATCAATGTAGAAAATACCATTGTTAAAAACATATGGATTTCCATTAATAGTAAAAGTAAAACCATTAGATCCAAGACATCTATCTCCATCCTCAAATGATGCACCAGTAGATACCAGTCTCAAATAAATTGCTGTGATTAAATTATTAGAATCCCTAATAATTTTAGCAATCTCACCTCTAGCTCCACCAGAGACTTCATCTACAATTCTACCAATTTCAATATTACCAAGTGTCTCATCAACATTATTAATTGGAAGCATGATATTATCATGCTCAACCTTTACATTCCAAACAAACTTTTCAAAATTACCCCAGTCAAATACACCGTTTTGTAAAGCAAACTGATCAATAGTTTTACTTGACTGATAATATTGAATATTACCTTCGGTAACAGTGTCATAAACATCATTACCTTTTACATAACTATATTTTACAGAATCAATAGAGAATCCTGCAGGTGCTCCACCATCAGCACCCCATTCTGGAGTGTGTAAGAGACCACCATTTGCTAAAATACCAGTTACTTTATCTTTTTGATCTACACGAATTCCAGGATTAGGTACATCTTTACCACCCCTGTAGATAAAAGTTTGATCAAAAGATCTATCTACTAAAGGACCACCACCAGGTGCTCTTTCAGCAAGGATTGGTGTAGGTTTAGGGTGATTATCAGATACAATACGAAGTCTATCTGTGTCTGCAGTAAACGTTCCTGAAGTAGAAGAATTTGGATGACTTTGCCAAATTCTATTAAAATTAAAAGAATTTACAACCGTGGGTGTTTCTTGTTCGGGGACAATTTGAAGTCTTAATGGATCATATCCACGACCCCTAGTTAAAACACGAACATGAACGATTCTACCAGAAGATTCATCAATTATAGGATATAACAACGCCTCCTCATCTGGAGTGCCACAACCTTCCACAGTAAGTCTAGGTGGATCTGTTTGCACATATCCACTACCACCATCTTTAACTAATACTGCACGAACACCGAAAAACTCATCAAAGATTGGTTCGATGACGGCACCAGATCCAGGAACTGTTCTTGCCATTTATACTCAGACGATAACGTTGATAGTTCCATTCATTTGAGTATGAATGGTGCATTGATAATAAAGAGTATTGGGAGCATCCATTGGTACAGTCCAATACAGAACTCCAGTTCCACTACCAGACTGACCAGCAGTATATGCTGTTCCACTCAAACCTTGACTAGACTGAATTCTAAATGGGTGTGATCCACCTTGAACACTGTTGTCAAATGCGTAGGTCATACCACGCTGAACATATAATGTAGGATCGTTAGTAGCACCACTGAATCCAGGTCCATTAAATGTGTAATGGTTTGATCCATCAGCATTTAATTCCCACCATGTAATAGGACTACGAGTTACTACCCAGTTTGATCCATTCCAGAATAAAGAATCACCTTGCGTGATACCAGTAACATCAGTATCAGTTAATCCTGCTAATGTTGATACAACAGTTCCAGAGAAGGAAACAGTCACCGTATCACCAGTAATTGCTGTAGTAATATTACTGCCACCAGCAATTGTTAATGTATCTGATGCACTATTTGCTGTTGTGTTTCCAGTATCGGCAGCAATAGTAGCAAAAATATTTTGTTCACCAGCACCTGCAACATCATCACCAGGAATCCATTTGCTAGTAGAAGCATTCCACTTCAAGACCTGATTATTTGTAGGTGCTGCAGTAGTGGTATCAACGTCACTTAGGAGGTCAATACTAGAATATTCAGTTGCTAACTTTGCTCTTACATCTCCTGCACCACCAGCAGTGATATTCATATTTACATATGGATTATCATCACCATCAATAGTAAAGAAATATCCAGGATACGTTGCAGCAGCAGGAGCGTTGCCAAGTGCAGTATATTCGTTCTTATACGAAATAGTTGTCGCAACATCAAAATTGCCAGTAGCACCATCAAAGATAGATGTTACACCACCAACTGTAATTCTTACATCTCCAGTTCCATTAGGAGCGAGAGTGACATTACCATTACTTGCAGAAGTAATATTATTACCAGCAACATCAAGTGCAGAAGTCAGAGCATTAAAATTTGACGGTGCAAAAGTCGTACCGTTATATCTCAGGACTTGCCCTACTGCAGGGTTAGAAACGGAAATACCAACAGTAGTTCCGTCTCCAATAGCACCATAAAGTTCATCAAAGTTTCCATTGATCTTAAGACCACCGCTTCGTAGGGTATCACCAGTGTTATCATTCGCGGCAGAGCCGACATTTAGTGATTGCTTAGTCATTACTCGCTACAATTTTTAGTTATTTATAGGATCTCTGGATCAACAATTTCTTCTCCATACAGACTGAGGTCAGGTGCAGTCCAGTCATCGGGGACTGTGCTGTCAACTTGTACTCTAGGAGCGACATAACCAGATCCCTGAGTCTGAAGTGTAACACCAGCAACACCAACCAATGCGCGGATATTACCATCAAAACCCGAGATAGAATCCAGTCTTACTGTAGGTCTGCTACTATAACCAGATCCACCGCCAGTAACATTCACATTAGTTATATAACCACTCGTCAATTGAGTGTTAGCGATAGCACCTTGACCGAAGACAGAACCAAGATAATCGAAAGTGATTAGAGAGTTAGAAGATTCAATAACTGCAACTTCACGATTTTCAGTTTCACCCTCAATCTCCAGAAGATCATTGACCTCAACAGGAGGAACAACAACTTCAGCATCAACGTCTGCCTCAGAACCAACGTAGGAGAATGCTACAAATGTGGATCCAAAACGGGGGATTTCAGAGAAGATAATTCTAGAACCAACAATCTCAAAACCAACGCCAGGTTCCTGAAGAACACCATTAATAGAAACAATGATGTTGTTTTCTGGGCGAATCGTAGACGATTGTACACCATCCGTAAGCGTGAGCGAATAGAAGGAATCGTTACGCTTGAGGTTAAAGGACTGACGTAAAGAGTCAAACTCAAACGAAATATCATCAAGTTGTCTTAATTTACCAACATAGAATCCAGTGAAAGATGCACCAAGATCGGGTGGTTCAGTAAACTGAATTTTGTCAGAGAATGCAGTGTAAGAGTTTGCTGCGCCAGGAGGTTGAAGAACACCATTAACAAAGATCAACATATGTCCTTCGGGATCAGGAATATATTGAGTTCCGTTGCTAAAGGAAAGATCAAAGAGCGTTTGAGTTCCATCGAAACCTCTGAAGAATCTCTTCACGCGAGCCTTCATAATCTTTCTTTCAAGAACAACAGATCTATGATCTCCAGCACCGCGAAGACCATCTCTATCAGCAAATGTTCCAGCAATATCTGTGAGATAGATTCTCTTATTGAGACCTGCTGCGCGAATGTCTTGAATTCTGCCAGATGCTGCTCCAGCATAGTTAACTGTGGTTACAATAGTTCCAAGACCTTCAAGAATTGCTCCACCGAGTCCATAGTCACCAATAACATCACCGTTAGCAAAACTACCTTCAACTTGAACAACGTAGATGTAACTATTATCAACATCAACTTCAGAAATAATGCCATAGACATTATTTTGTTTGTTACCATTAACTACTTTGTGTAGACGATTACCTACGGTAAATGTTCTAAACTGTTCATTGGAGTTGTAGTTAAATCCAAGTCTTGTATGACCTGTAGAAGCAACTTTTTCACCAACTTGCAGATCAAAACCAGCGTATTTGCTTACAACCAGATACTCTCTAGAATCTGCAGGATATACAACAGAGTTGACTTCTAACGCGCCCGTAAGAGTTTCAGTATCAACAGTTAGTACACCACCTTGATTATTAGTAACTGCTGCCTCATTTCGTGCAAATACAACAGGATCAGCAACCGCTCCACTAGTGAATCCCTTGAATGGAATGTTAGCATCAAAAGACCCTCTAAGATCAATTACATGTAAACGATCTTCAATTGTAGAGTTAATGTCAATTGTTCCTGATGTAACAGGTGCATCTTCAATAACTTCAATTGCATCATTAATGGCAAATGTTCCTGCAGTAACTTCAACATCAAGATAAGTGAAGTTTGTATCAGTAGTTATTCCATAAACTACACCAGTTACAGCAGCATCAGCAGTCTTCTTGATTGTTTGATTAACAACAAAAGGACCATTCTGAACACTGGCGTTTGTGAGACGGAATCTCTTAAACACCTTGACAACTTTTGCTTCATTTTCAACAATTGACTGAACTTCAGCGCGAGAGTTAGATCCAAGAGCGTAGATATAATCAGAACCAATAACTTCACCACTAATTCCAACAGGAATGTCACGCGTACCATATTCTTTTGTAAGGGTTGGAATACCATTAACAGTCGTAACGGTCGTATAGTATACATTAGACTTTAACTGTTCAGTAATAATATTCAAACTCTTCTTAGCAACACCAAGAACAGAACTAGAATTGTAGTTACTTGCTGCTGCACCATCATAGAACTTAAAGAATCCTGCATTAGGTGAAGGACTTGCTAACTGATTATTCAATGCCTGATCAATATAATTTTCAAGCAAGGAGATCGAATATTTCTTAATGTTGAATTCAGCACTTGCGTAGAACTCTTCACCAGATTGTGCAACGTATGTTGCGAGTGCAGAGTTAGCAAGTTTAGCACCCCAAGCAAAAATACCAGGACCACCTGCTGTATCAAGAATGTACAACGTTCCCGTATTGCTACTAAAGGAAGTTCCAGCACCATCATCATCATAAGGAGCAGACGCATAAAGTCTAGAACCAGAAAGTGCTACAGCATAACCAAACTGATCAGTGCTAGACTCATCTCCAGATGTAAAGACTGTTGGATTACTGCCGTCCAAATCATAAAGAACAACAATACCAGAATTAGTAGGTTGACCAGATGCTTCATCTTGTCTTGCACCAACTGCAAGTTTACCATTGCCAATTGAAACATCACAACCAAAGTAATCACTAAGTCCAACAGTTGATGGAGGAGTCAAACTTACCTCACCAGTTCCATCAAGATTGTATACCCATGCAGCACCCTTATTAGTATTTCCGCCAGGATCAGCATATTGAGAACCAACTAAGATCTTACCTTCACCAACCGCAACTCTTCTACCAAAGTTTGCGTTTGCATATGCACTACTATCAGTAATTTTAACTTCACCTGTGCCATCTAAGTTGTAGACATACACAGAACCAGATCCACTCTGACTATTGTCATCATCGTAAGGAGAACCAACAACCAGTTTATTATTACCAACCGCAACATCCCATCCGAAGTAATCAGAGTTTGCTTCATCCGAAGCATTGATTTCTTGAATAAAATCTCCTGTATCTACATTGAATACATATACAGCACCACGGACGCTGCCACCAGTAGTTGAACCATCATCACGAGGGCAACCAACATACAGTTTATCGCCACCAATCGCTAACGAATAACCAAATCGATCACTAGTATCAATAACGTTAGTTGCACTAGTAGGTTTCTGAATTCTAACTTCATTAGTGCCATCCAAATCATAAAGGTACACTGCACCCGCATCAGTTCTCGAACTATGATCCTCAAAAGGAGCGCCCGCCGCAATCTTATTGTCACCAACTGCTACAGAGAAACCAAAGTAACAATTTGATTGAGCGACAGTTTTAGTAATTCTCTGTTGAGAACTTCTAGGATCTGTAACATCATCAGAAATCCAAATCGAACCAGCACCATTTAAACCTGCTTCATCATCATAAGGAGCACCAACAACAATCTTACCATTTCCTACTGCAAGTGATTGACCGTAGTAAGAATTAGAGGCAATACTAGGACTATTAACACCATCAAAACCATCCATTTCAATGTTAGTAGAAGTTCCAGTAAAGGACTGAGATCCATTACTATCTCTCATGATCATTCGTGTTCTCAAGGTGCTAAAACCGAAACCAAACTCGATAGTCAGATATACACGATACCAACCATCACCGAAAGGAATTGCACCATGATCAAGGACAGTAACAGAACCATTTGATGTATTGAAAAGAGTTCCAGTTTGTCCAGTGAGAAGATCAACATCAAAGAATACCTGATTAGAAAGATCAAGTAATGTGTTAAATCTAATTCCAGGATATTGTGCTGCCTTAACAAATACTGAAGTGGTATATGTTTGAGTAGCTAAATCAGCACCAGTATCTAATGTAACGGTTCCGCTATCAAATCTAGTTCCCGTTCCGTCAAATGTAGTGTAAGAAGACAGAGAGTAATCTCTATGTAATTCTTTAGATCCTGCTTGATCAACAATAATAGCAAATTTATCTGCTGTATTTGTGCCATCAGGAGCAGTGCCAACATTAGTAGTCACTTCAGATCTAGTTGTAACCCAACCAGTATTATACTGCTCTGGATTTGTTAAGAGATTATTGCTGGTTACTGAACCTTCAATAAGAGAAGAAATACCAGCAGCACTTTCAATAGTCTTAACTGTAGAAATTGAAGTATACCAAGGATATGTTGAAGAAGGAACACTATCAACAACACATGTTGCCAATGTAATTGAAGCAGTTAGTGTATCACCTTGAGTAATTGATCCACCAGTAAATGTACCAACTACTAACAGACTTCCTTGAGCATAAAGAACTGTTGCTGTTACTCCACCACCTGTGGTAACAGTTTCACCCTCTTGGAAATTACCACTGACAGAAGATACCGTAAGACCATATGCATCAGTGAATTCTGTAGTGTCAGTAGTGAAGAGATCATATTGAATATTATCAATTAATTCATCAACGAATGCATCATATGTCCATGAACCACTTCCAAACTGGGTTGCAACAACAGAACCAAGTTCTGCTTTATAATAATCTTTGTTGAATCCAAGATTCTTAAATCCACTTCTTGCTACTAAACCACCAGGTGTTACAACTCTCGCAGCTTTGTTAACCAGTTCGATCATTCTGCAAGATACTTCTACCACGTTGGTGATAGTTTCAGAATCACGATATGCGCTAGCATTGTTGTTTTGACCAACACCCGCATATACTGCTTGATATTGACCAGTGCCAACACTTTCATCATTATTATAAAGTTCATTTTCGATAGCAAACTCAGCAAGTTCTTTAATTTGTTCAATTGCATAATTGAACAGATACAATTCATCTGTGACACCAACAACTTTCTTCTGAGCATCTAAGAATAATTCAAGTTCAGCAATAGTGCTGTTGTTTCCACCCGTTTGTAAATCGGAGATAATTGCAATAATAATATTCTTGATGTAAGTATCGTAATCTGAATTGGAGAATGTGAATGCTGTGTAAGTATTATTATTAAGAACAAAAGTTACATCTGCAGACATACGACCAACAATTTCTTCTGCAATATAATCTCTGTTGAAATACAGTCTATCTGCAGCGATATTGTAATCTTCGCTAGTAGGTGCGATGATATCATTTACAGTCTGGAAAAGTGTATCGATTGCAGACTCAACGTTTGCACAACCACCCGCTGTGCTTACTGCGTTTGTAGTAGCACTTACGAATGCATGAACATATTGATCGGATGCAGAAGACGCACCAACATTTACTGTGATTGTTGTTGCGGTAGTAGCAATAATCTCAAGTTTTGCACCAGATGCAGGATCAGTTGATCTTGGATATGTGTGGTTTGTAGCATTACTATTCTGTGAGCAGGTAAATGTCAGAGAGTTATCTGCAATTGTAATACGGCGTCCTAAAGCAAGACCATGTGTTCCAATAGTAAGAACTAGAAGACCATTTGCAGGATCATAAGTTGCACCTGTAGGTGTGAAATTAACTACAGCATCATTAGTAATACCCCAATCACCAGTAATAATGTCATTTGTATTATCATAAGTTAAATCTCCATTAATTGCTTGCTTAGCATATACTGCAAGACGATCATGAGCAAAGACAGACTGCCAAACTTGCTTACGAATATGTTGAAGTTCGCCAGTTGTATTAACATAGAACTTAGAAACAGTAACAGTATTTGAATTGCCACCATATTCCAGATCCTTTGCAACTTCAGCAAGAATCAATGCCATATCAGTCTTACAACGGAGTGTACCATCACCACTACCATTCTCATTTCTAGGCATCTCTGTTGCAAGATCGGGATATCTAGTGATCAGATCATATGCAGCTTTATCTACAATAACAGCAGAGTTTGCACGAATTAGATTTGCAGCATCACGATATCTGTAACGAGCGTCAGTATCAATTTGATGAGTGTAAATGAAATCATTAGCACTATCATTGTAAGTGGCAGTAAGAGGAACTGAATAGAATGCATCAATTCTACCACCAATGAATTCACGAGCAGGTTCAACCTTAGTAACGACACCAAGGTGATCTCTGTTTGTGTCATTAGTAGTGGTTCCGCTACCCTCTTCAATGGTGTCAATAATAATGTCCATGAGGTTATTGACAGCAGACTTAACATCAGCACAATCACCAGATGTGAAATTAGATTTCTTGATAGCACCAGTAGTTGCACTGATAAATTGGTGAGTAAATTGTGCTCCACTTGGAGATGCACCAACATTCACAGTAAATGTATTAGTATCTGCTGCACTGATTCTCAGAACTTGATTATATGCGATTGGATCAGAAGGTCTTGGGTGTACAATAGGACACTTGTAACCATCACTAGAACACTTAAATGTCAAAGACAGTGGTTCAAAGTATACAAAGTCGCTAGTTGTTAATCCATGACCATTTGAGGTAATAACCATATCGCCAGTAGCAGCATTATAGTTAATAGCAGTTGGAGTATACGCTGTTAAGGTTGCATAATTTGATTCAGTGATAGTTGTATCAGTAATCTGTCTCAATCCATGAGATCCCTGAACAGTAATCAGAGCATTGTTAATAATGCTGTCAAGTAAAGTCTTTGTTGTGTTATGTGCTGCGATCAGTGCCGCTTCTTCACCAACAAAGGATGTTAGAGCAGTAATAGGTAACGTTGTTCTATCAACAAATGTATTTGCTTGATCCCATGTATGACTATTACTTGCATTTCTAATATCCTGTGCAACCGCAGTCAATGCATTTCTAACGGGTGCCAGATAGTTATTACTAGAAGCACCTTGAGTAAACTTATAAACTGCAACTTTACCACTTGAGTTGATATTATTAGTATCTGCATTATTAGATCCAACAACAAATCTATTAGATCCAACATCCATACTTTGAGGATCAGAACCCCAATAATCGAAGTTTGCTGCTTCCGAAAGAGGAAGTTTAACTTCATTTGTTCCGTCTAAATCGTAAGAATAAATGATACCTGTTCCACTTCTACCATCTTCTTCTGCATATCTTGCAGAAACAAAGATCTTATCTTGACCCACTGCAACAGCAGAACCAAACTGATCACCCGCAGCAGCGTCAGATGGAGTAATAATGATTTCATTAGTGCCATCTAAGTTATAAACGTAAACTTTACCAGAAGAATTTCCAGTAGGATCATCATACTGAGCACCAACGACAACTCTATTGCTTCCGATAGCAATTGAACGACCAAACTGATCATTATTAGATCCATCAGATGCAGTAAGTTTTACCTGACCTGTACCATCAAGGTTGAAGACATATGCTGATCCAGAAGCACTTCCGTTATCATCATCGTAAGGAGCACCAACTGCAAGTTTGCTACTGCCGATACCAATTGAGTAACCGAAATAATCACTAGTTGCTCGATCAGAAGCAGTAACTTTTACTTGATTAGTTCCATCAGTATCAAAGACATAAACTGCACCACGATAATTATCATCACCATATGCACCAACAGCAACTTTACTATCTCCACATGCCGTAGACCAACCGAAATATTCATATGATGAAGCAGGTGAAGGTGTTAATGTAACTTGATTAGTTCCATCTTCGTCAAAGATATATGCTCTACCAGATTGTGATCCATTAGGATCATCATAAGGAGCACCAACAACAATCTTACTACTACCAGCAGCAACAGAATGACCAAATCTATCGTTTGTTCCAGATGCCGAAGGAGCAAAGACCTTGATTTCATTTGCACCGTTGAGATCAGTAATATAAATTGCACCTCTATTATCACTACCACTATCATCAGCACCAAAGGAACCAGTTACAATTTTATTAGTTCCTACTGCAACTGAATAAGCATAATATGTGAAGGAATTATAATCTGATGCACGAACGATTGTAGGTTGAGTAACAGTATCCAACTCGAATGGTAAAGAACTTGCTGTTCTATCTGCAACTTCTCTAGAAACGAAGTCCAAGTTAGATTCAATCAAATCTGCAGCATTGTAATACCTGTGAATTCTACCCTCATATCCTCTAGGAGAAGTTCCAACATTTACAGTGACTGTAGTTCCAGTTACTGCGGTTACATTTAGCGTAGCACCAAATGCAGGATCAGTTGAACGAGGATATGTATGATTTGTAGCAAAATTATCTCTATCACAAGTGAATGTTAAGGAGTTTGCTGCAATGGTGAGTGTAGAAGAAGTTGTGTAACTATGAGATCCGATTGTAAGTACAAGATTTCCTGTAGCAGAATCATAAGTTACATCAGTTGGAGTCTTGTTAGCACCATCAATAGTAACTGCATTTGTAGAGGCACTTACAAACTGGTGAATTCCACCATAAAGTTTGCTGGACTCAGTGATAGCATCATTATTGAAGTATTCATAATTTGTAAATGCTTCAGCACCAGACCAATCTTGAGTATGGGTATCACCATAAGCACCATCGAAGTGAAGAAGTAAAACTGTATCAGTATCTCCTTGATGCATCTTAGGAGCAGTGAATGTTGATGTATAGCGAGCAAGAGTAGAAACTCTGAGATCGTCAACATAACCAGCCATTACATGCGTTGTGGTGTCATATGCCGCACCAACAGTAATGGGTTTGGTAGATCCATAGTTGTTGCTATCAGTATATGTGCTTCCTTCTTGTGTTCCGTTCAAGAACATCTTAGTAGAAGTTCCACTTCTAGAAATAGCAACGTGATACCAAGTATTAACTGCAAGAGCACTAGCACCAGTAATTTGATTACTACCATTTACATAATAGTTCAGACCTGTTCCAGAAACATAAAGGTATGGAGAAAGTTCAGTTCCAGTAGTTCTAAAGTCGATGATACCCTGAGATCCAGAAACACTGTTCAGTTTAATCCAGCACTCAATCGTGAAATCACCTGTACCAAAACCAAATTCAGTAGAAGTTGGGATTGTGATATATTCATCAATAGGAACTGCACCAACATTAATTGTGATCGTTGTTGCAGTTACTGCCGAGATATTGCGTGCAGAACCAGCAGCGGGATCAGTAGAACGAGGATATGCCTTATTGGAAGTGTTATTATCCTGAGCACATGTGAAGACTACACCGTCATTTGCAATGGTAACACTATCTGATGTGGTAAGAGAGTGCGTGCCAATCTCAATAACCATGAGTCCTGTCAGAGGATCATATGTAGTTCCTGTAGCAGCAGTGAAAGGACCACTACCACCGCCAGTAACAGTGATGGCATCAGCAACACCACTTACGAAAGTATGAGCAGAAGTTCCAGGAGACAGTGCAAGAGAACCACTACCATACTTTTTATTGTATGTGTTGATAGTTGACTTAACAAAGTTAACCTGATGATAATCAGCACCATTTCTTTGACATCTACCAATCTTACCAAGATAAAGTGTATTTCTCGCTTGACTGAAACCAATGATTTCTGCTTTAGTATCACGAGTTCTAATTACGTCACCTTCACGGAAGAATCCATCACCTTGCTTATCAGTAAAGGTTAGTTTTCTAACACTAATTTCATCACCTGCAGCAAATTCACCAGTATTACTAGAATAATTAAACTTGTAGTTTCTGATAACTTCGTTATCTTGGAAGGTTCCAGTAATATTGTCATAGGACAAGATATTATTACTGATAATTTCGTTATTGGGGAAGTCAGAGTTAAATGCTAAAGTTGTATCAGTGAAATCAACAATATTAACCTGAGACTTAGAAATATCATCTAGAATAACATTAGGATATTCAGTAGA